CGGGCACGCTGATCATGCTCGCGTTACTGCCCCAGGCGGTCGAATTGACGAAGTAAAAACTAGGCGACGCCGATTCTCCCGAATAGACATTCTCACCGGCCCAATTGCACGTATTGAAATTGAAAAATAGAATCCTCGTCGAGGCGACAGAGTTTGCGAACGCGACAGCTTTATGCGTAACGTCCCAACCGTTGCCCGTCGCTCGATCTCCGCCGACGAGCGAATAGCCGGTGTATGGGAAGTTCCCATTGAGCGAGAGACCGCGAAACTGGATCGTATCGATCGGCCCGGCGGCCTGGCCGTCATATCCGAAGCCGAACATTTTGAAGCGTGAAATTTTCGCATAGGAATCGGTCGTCTTAACCCAGGTCGTTTTCGGGTCTTTCAATCCGGGCATGAGCCCGGACAGAATCGATTTCGTCGGACCGTCGCCGGAAAAGACGAGATTCCCCATATTGATTCGGAAGATGATCGGCCAGCCCGGGTTGACGTCCGTCGGTTGGCCGCAGACGAGGTAAACGCCGGCCGGGAAATAGATATTCCCCGAGCCGTTCGAAACGGCCGCGGCGATCGCCGCCCTGATGGCAACCGTATCATCGCTGAGACCGTCCCCCTTGGCCCCGAAACCCTTCACATTGAAAACCCGAAAGCCGGGGTCGGCGCAGATCTGCTCGAAGCCTGTCGGCGGCACCGAGGGATCGGCGCCTGGCTGGGCGAACGCGACCGCGGATAAAAACAGAATCACGAAACAGGCGAGAAGGTGACGCATTGAGAGCTCCAAGAGTTTCGAGAGGGTTGCCCGCGGGTGAATACAGTGCAACATAAGTGGTGTCACCGCTGCCGGGCGATATTGATCCGGTCAGACGCGGTCCTGGTCGTCGGAAAGCGTGCTGATGTCGCGGTGGGTATAGCGCTCGGTTGTTTTGACGCTGGCATGGCCCAGCAGGTCGGCGACGGTCTTAATGTCGGTCCCCGCCTCGAGCTGACGGGTCGCGAAGCCGTGACGGGCCAGGTAAAGCACTAGGTCCCGCGGCAAGCCGGCCTTGTCCCGCAACGTGCGGTGCATAGATGAGACGTGACCTGGTGACCAGGCCTGGCCGCGTTCGGTGCGGAAAACAGGCCCGCTCGTCCTATCGCCGATGGCGACGTGCAGCAGAGCAAGAAACTTCCGGCCAATTGGGACGAGCCGCGGCTTGCCGGTCTTGCGGGCGGTCTTGTGCCGCGCTAAAGCGATCAGGCCATGCGCCCCCTTGGACCAGTCAATTTGCTCAATGGTCAGGCCGCAGAGTTCACCGGGGCGGCATCCTGTCTGCGAGAGCGCTCCGTAGATGATGCGGAACGCCAGCGGCGCAGGTTCCATGAGTTTGTCGATTTCGGCGTCGGTCGGGATCCGCTCGCGGCGCCCCATCGCCGGCTTTTCGAGCTCGTCGAAGATTTCCTGGCCTCGGGCCAGGATCTTCTGGTCGACGGCGAACGATTGTAAAGATTGCAAAGCGACTGCATTGTGCCGCCTGGTGCTGTCCGAGAGAGGCCGGCCGTCTGGACGGAATCCCGCGGCATGCAGATATTCGTCGACCTCTATGGGCGTGATCCCCATCGCATCGAAGGCGTCAATCCGAGCCAGGCGAAACTCGCGGGTCGCGAATCTGATTCGAAATAGCTTGAGGCGGCTGCCGTAGAATCGGGACGTCGCCGGAGCCCGATGACGACCGGTCCATGCCAGGAAGGCGTCGATTAGCGCAGGGACGAGCATGGGCGAACCGGACGGGGAATAGGTCACGCGCGAGAGTTCGCGTCGTCCTGGGGCATCCTGGCGCGTCGGTTTCGGCGCGCGGGCCGGAAAACTGGACTTTGGAGCGAATACCGGTTGAATCACCGTCACCCGGCCTACAATCCGACTATGGGTGATTTCACTTAGCGGCGCGAAGAGGGAAATGCGCAGCGCCAGTTGCAAAGGTCGCAGGCCGAAGTCCGCAGTCCGCGAGCGATTTATGCCACCATTTCATCGACGGAATCAGAAAATCGCGCTGATATTCATTGGAATAGAGGTGGGCCGTGTTCGCGTTGTCATAGAACAGGCAGCCACTTTCATCAACCGGCACGATTCCGGGCCACGCCTCGACTCCCATAAAATTCGGATGGATATTTCGCCAGTCGAGTTCCCCGAAAATTCGCGAATGGCGGAACGTGAACCAAGTCCCGGCGAAGTGCCAGTTGTGATACCCCGCAAATGCCCAAAGTCCATGCGACCGGAAGGCGCCGCAGACGTTTTTCCCGGTCGCGAACATACACTTGATGAGATCGGGATAGTCGAGATTGGCCGACGCCATCAGATCAAGCCATCCGTGCGAGCCGTGCCCGTCCGGCTGCGTTGCGCCCTTGCAGTGAATATAGGTCGTGAATTCGTCCGGCTCCCTGGATTCGATTCGCTCCATCATCGGGATAAAGCTGGCGACTTCCTGCAGCCCCTGAATGTTCGGCTTGATGATGACTTCACATTCAGCGGGCCATTCGCTGCAAACTTCGCCCGGGTCGCTACAACATTCGTCATAGGCGATCGTCACGATCTTCCGACCCGTGAATTGTTCCCAGCGCGAGCCGTCTGTTAGGTGGGCGAGCGTGCGTCGCCATTTGCCGGATTTGCGCGGATAACAATGCACAATGAGATTGCGAACATTCACGGCGCCTGTCTCCGCAGAACAGTCAGCCCGTGCGAGTTCCGGTATTCCGCAACAATCCGCCATTCCGAATGAACCACGAGAAACTCACGGAGGGCCGGAATAAGTCCGCGGGTTCCGTCCTCTCCGATGTCGCCGAAAGTCAGAGTGTCATGTAAGACAATCCAGCGCCGTATTCGATTCGCCCACCGTGCGAATTCCGCCGAAAGCTGCGCGCATGTATGGAGGCTGTCAATCAGGAGCAGGTCGGGAGTCCCGAAAGCGCTGTCGATGTCGGATGAAAGTGAATCGGCCCGGATAATCTCGAAACTGGTGCGGCCGGAAAATGGCCTGAGCGCTTCAGCCGCCGGCGACGGTTTCACATCGAACGTCGTCAGCGTCTTCGGCTGTGCGGCAAGAAAAGCCGTCGTGCTGACAGCCAAGTCTGTTCCGAATTCCGTGACATGCTCGCATTCGCTGGCAAGCAGGCGAAGCGTCGGGCAGTGCTCGCCGATATTCGGGCCCTGTCGCCATGCCTTGTGATATAGGTCCTCGAGCGTCATTTTTTGTTCCATGGCCAGCGGACCGGCCAGAGTCGAATTCGGTTAAGTCGAGATTTTCGGCTTTGGCAAGCTGAACACATCGCAACCTTTCCGCGAGTTATGACGCGAATTGCGAACGCGACGACGTCGCCCAGGCCCAGTGCGAACGGCTGCGTGGAGGGAGCCGCCAAATTTTGTCCCGGTCCATTGCCCGCTTCATACTGTTCGAAATATCCAATGTGGCTCTTGCAAAGCATGTGAAAATGCGGAACCTTCGTGCATTTGTGCCTCGCGCAGAATCCAGCGGCGGCGCATTCGCAAGGGGTGTTTTTGCTTGCTGCATCAACAATTTTCTCGCAGCAGCTCACAGGGTCACCGTAATGGTAAAATGCGCCGTCGTTGTGCAACAAATACTGCTGGTCGTCGTGTTGAAAACGATGTTTAGTGGATTACACGTCGAGCTGCTGGCTCCGAATGTGGCCTCCGCAAATGTTCCTCCCAAAGTGAACGGTGCATGAACACCGCCGCAAACGAAAATTGTGTTATGGGAGACTCCGTCGCAAATAAGTGTGCTTACCCAATTTGTGCCGTTAAAAATTGCCGGAAGCGTCGCGTTGCAATATACCCCCAGAACTCCGGTATTCGGATCGATACAATCGGAACTCGCATAGGTGAAGTGCAGAATACACGGTAGAGACAATATTGGACTGCATTGGCTGCAAGGCGCCATGCACGCGGACGAAGATGATGATGCGGAGGATTGGCAGCAACAGATTAGTCCCGGTTTGTCTCTCCAGGGCCTTCGCCAATTTCGCGGCATCCACCAGACGGCGCGCGGCAATCGCAAATCAGGTTCGACAATCTTAGGCTCGCCGCCCGGATGGAGACTGATTCGATTTTTCTTAACCGGTCGCTCCAGAGGGTGCGGCTGCCGCCAATCGACCAACTTTTTATCGACGGCCCGCGGCATGATCAGGCCAGGATGCGGAGAGGATTCAATTATCGATCTCAAGCCGTTCTCCCCACGACGAATAGCCATGCCGAATTCAGCGGGACAAAAATGGCGGTGGCAAATTTCGGAGTTGCCCGGATCGTGCAATCGCTGTCGTTGTAGACGCTGGTAATCGCTAGGCTGGTCGTCGCCTCGGCTCCGATCGCGCCGGTCCAGATCGTCAAATCCGCGCTCGCACCAGGTGCACAGTCGGACGCGATCTTGCCGCGGACGGTCGTCATCGACTCTGGCAGAACCAATGCATAATGGTTTGTCGTGTCGTAGGGACCTATGACGAGAAAACCCCCCGTGTTTTTCTTGAGCTTGAATGTGCCTGAGCGTGGACCCCAGCGCTCGCCGGTCGCGGGAGTTCCGTCGGCACTGTCATAGAGTGCGACAAATGGCGGGACCTGCTGCGCGGCGCCGAATGCTTGATTGAGATAGCCGGTTCCCAGTGCCTCGTCGGCAATGAATACGTCGGACTGGCATCCAAAGCGATCGGGCTGCTTTACAGACGGGCAGATGCCCTGCACGGGTCCGGCGACGACCTGCACGCCGGGGCCGGTCGTCGTTGTCTTCTGGGCCTGGCTCCCCTTGAGCAGGACGCAGCCAAAGGGGGGAATAGTCGAACCGCTATCGTTATAGAACCCGATCCGCGGATAAAAATTCAGCAGCGGATATTGCGGCCTGTCGCCTGTTTTCGGGGGCGACGTGAGCTCGTGCGCACTGACCGTGCGGTCGATGCGCCTGATGTCATTCAGAGAATTGAAGCCGTAGATCATGGCCCGTTCTCGTTACGGCGCCGACGATTCGCTCATCGTGGCCCAGGCTGCGGGGCCCTGAGACCCGGTCGGGCTGGAAATTGTGGCCAGGATCGAGAAGACGTCGCCCGCGTTATAATTTGGCGATGAGATTGTGCCGATCACGATCTGCCGATTGCTGATCGTGTTATCGATCGTGACCACGGCGGAAAGGACCGTCGACCCGTTTTTCTTGAGGTCAAACGTGATATTGCCGCTGGCTGGCGCGACGTTGACCATTGCCTGAAAGGTGCGCAGCGTTCCGGCCGAATTGGCGACGTGCACGATGTCTTCGCGCGTGACCGGCGTATCGCCGATCTTCAGGGCGAAGGTGTTCATTTTGTAGTAAGCATGCTGCAGCTTCGTGACGGCGATTGCGGCCCCGCTATTCACCATCTGATCGGTGATCGCGCCGGCGCCGAGCTGGAAGTTACCGCCGGACCAGGTGGCGACTGACATGGGACATTCCTTTTAGAACAGGGGAAACTCGTTGAAATCGGCCTCGAAATATCCGTGGCGAGTGATATAGGTCGCAGTCGCCGACGTCGGATTTGTAATCTGAAATCCATTCAGATCGAGCTGTGCCGGGCTGGTGATTGGTTGGGGCGGCGTGCTGTCGTCCATGATGTTGAATTTGTGGACGCGGTCGGGAGACCGTCGGCAGCGCAAGCCCTGATTGAGGTAGACCACCAGCCATCCGGTCGGCGCTCCCTGATTGTCGACCTCGACCAGGTTCAACTCGATCGACCAGGTCAGGACGTAATACTGCCAGAGGTTGCCATTGATGTCCGTCTCGTCCTTGAGCTCGCTGCGGTCCCAGTCTTCAATGCGGGCCTGATAGGTATCAACGAACTGGTTCTCGATGAAGAATGGAACCGAGTTGATGCAATCGCCATTAACGGCAAAGGCCGGCGGGGCATAGGCGACGTTTTTCGTAATCTGATAAATCGGATAGCCGCGGGCCAGCTCGATCGGAGGGTCTACCGGATCGCCGACGGAGTTTATATAGGGCTGGCCCAGGATGTCCTTGACCTGCGGCTTCATATACTTCGACTTCCGCATGCGGATCTGCGCGGGGCGCTCCAGCGGCGGAATGAATTGACTGGCGACGGTCGCCTGCGTGATCGGCTCGGAAGAGTACTCGGCCGTGACAATCCACTTGAGGGGGGCGATCTCGTCCTGGCGGCCGATCAGCGAGCGGCAGATCAGGCCCGGCCAGGTCGGATGATTGTTGACGAAGGGGACGGGGAAAAACCCGTTGTTCGCGCCGTAGGTCAGAACGGTGATTTCGTCGTCGTAACGGTTGTTCGTGAGAACGATCCAGCGGCGCGAAGCGCGCCGATTCTGGACGCCGCTGTGATTGGCCTCTTTTCCGCTCAGGGGAGAAATGCGGGTGACAGCCATTTTTCTATGGCCCTCCGCCATTCAGGGCGACCGGTATAACCGCGTTCGCGTTCTGCCGGGAGCGCGTCTGCTCTGCTAGTTGCTGCCGGGCCAGGTCAACCAGCTTTCGGACTTCCAGCAGTTCCTGTTTCTGCGGGTCCATCGTCGCGCCCTGCGACGCGCGATTGATCGCCGAAATCGCCTCGGACGATCCCCTGAGGGCGGCGGGGGACAGGCGCGATCCGCGCGTCTGATGCGACGACGCGGCGAACTGCGTGAAGAGATCTTCCATGCCCTGGCTGGCGAGGCCGGCCATGTTCGGATTTCGTTTGCCGACGTCCATCAGATCCTGCAGATCGAGTCCCAATTTGGCCCGCTTCATCGCCGGATTGCTGGAATGATCCCTGATCGCCTGCAGCCGGGCATTGTCTTTTTCCTGGAGCTCCAGATCGAATTTGGAGATCTCATTGCCGCTGACGGTGGGTTCGACGTCTTTCAGCATTTCCTTTTGCTTGCCGATCTGATTCAGCGCTCTTCCCGCTTCGATCGATTTTTTCGTGACCGCCTCGAGCTGCTTATTCAGGGCCTCGATCGCCGGATCGAGCTCCAGGGCCCGCACTCCACTTTTCGCGGGACTGAAGAGCCATTTCATAATCCCGTCTTTAGGGGCCGTCTCGTCGGCAATCTTTTGCAGTTCAGCCATCTGCCGGCGGATATTGCCGGCCTGTTTCGTGAATTGCTCCCCCTCCAGCTCCATTTCCTTTTGTCGGGTTTCGAGCGCGTCCCGTTTGGTTTTGACCTGGCCCGGGCCTTCCAAGTTGGCGAGCTCGCTCTGGAAGCGGATCATTTCTTTTCCGTGCGATATGTAATCCTCGAGCCGGGACGTGGCCTCGGCCGTCGCACTGGCGATCTGTTCAAAGGCGGTTTCCCCCTCGAGCAGCTTGGGAAGCAGGGTCGCGCCGAGAGCGCCGCCGACGGCCGTAATCGCCATGCCCCACGGGCCAAACGCCATGCCCAGCATCTGGACGTTGTTCATCGTCGACATCAGGGCTCTTCCCAGCGCGTTCTTGCCCCCCATGCTGAGGACGCTGGAAAAGTCCTGCAGGGCGAACCCCATCTGCCCCACGGCGCGGCCCATGCCGGCGGCGGCTGAATTTCCCGACTTCGTGACGTCGGTCGCGAATTGCTTCGTTTCCTGGGCGGATTGGCGCAGCCCGGTCCGGAACTCGAAATCTTCGAGCGAAAGGACTGTTACCAGATCGCCGGGGCTGCGCATCGCATCATCTCAGGCTGGCGTTTTGTCGGGCGGCAATCGCATAGCAGGCCGCTTTCTGCTCTTCGATGGATTGGCCGGAGGAAGCGCCGGCGTCATGCTGGCCTGGAATCAAGGCCGCGGCCTCAACGGGAAACTTATTGCCGGCACAAATCGCCATCGCGCCATTCGCGACAGTCCACGTCAGGCGATCGATTCCCGAGACCGTCCCGTCCAGCTCATCGCTCAAGATCCATTCGTCGAACTCGCGGCGAGTCATCTCGGCGAGCATGGCGTCGACGTCGAGCCGGCCCATTTTCGCCGCGAGCTTAAAGGCGAATCGCCGCCGCGGGTTTTCCGCTAGTTTTTTTTGGCGGCCTCAAGCTGCGCGGCGAGCTGCTGGGCGTTTCCCAAGAGGCCGCAATGCTCCTGCAGGCGGCCGAAGAGAAACAGCGAATCCGCCAGGTCGATAGATTCGGCGAGGCCCTCGACATCGGCGGACCCCAGGACGGGCGCCCCGCTTTCGTCGCAGAGGCAAAGGACGGCGAGCCGGGCCCGCGTCGTTCGCAGCGGCTCGGCCTCGGTGACCATCCTCCCATCGTCATCCTGGCGCATCCGCTCCATTTCAAAGGCCGAATACTCCGCTTCGGAAAGCGAGCGGAAGCGAACCGCCATTCCGGAAATCGGCAGGATGCCCTCGCCGAAGCGGCGCTTCGACGGGGCCAGGAGGTCGGCACGGCTTGCGATTGTCATGCTTTGGTGGCACTCTCCGTTTGTGCGGCGGCGGCTTCGTTCCTGGCTTGAAGGGCCTTTGTCGCCGCGACTGCCTTGTCGAGCGCGGCGCGGGCCTGGACGGGATTCATCCGGCGAGCCGCGCCCCAGCCAACGAGATTCTTTTCGACGGCGGCGCGGCATTCTTCGTCGGCCGGCTCGGCCAAAACGAGGCCATCCGGACCGCGAACCGGACGGCCAGATTTCAGATCGATGAATGCCCCACTATGCGGGAAGCAATGTACCCAATCGAGGCCCGTTCCGTCCGGCGTCAAAATCGTGCCGGCCGGAACGATCACGTCCGGGGGAACGTTGTAAGCATGGAACGCCGCCGCGTCGATGGCCGGGTTGGGGGGGCAATAATCGGGATTCGGCCCCTCGCTGTCGATGATCAATTTACAGAGCATATCAGGCCTCGAGCCTCATTACGGATAGGTCACGATCCCATCGAGCGTGATTTCGAAATTGGTTTTAAGAAACTCCCCCACCTTGGCCGAGAATCCGCCAAAGTCGGTAAGCGTTCCGCTGAAGCTCCAGACCGTGACGCCGGTATCGGACCAGGTAATCCGCCACAGCGAAATGACAGGTGCCGCGAGCAGCGCCAGGAGTGCCTTGTGGACCGTGTCCTGGGGATCGGTGAAGGCTGATCCGGTGCAGGTCCCGCCATCGGAATATCCGGTCGGCTTGTGCTCCATCCCGACGGCCGAATCAAGAGCGGTCGTGTCCGTGGTCTGGGGCTTGACCGGCGGGGCATTCAGTGAATCAATGCAGGGAACTACGGTATAGACCGCAGAAATGCTTAGCTTGAGCGACGTTCCCTTACTCGTATATTTCACGGCCATCGGAATAGATCCTCAGTTGGCTTCGCTGTAGTCGACGGTCAGTTGAAAGCGCACGTAGTAAAAACCTTCATCGGATCCGTCTTCGTAGGGGGCGAATCCCTTCATCGTTCTGTCGACTGTGATCCGTTGAATCGTCAGTCCGGCGACGGTTCCGGAATAACCGGCGAGGCCGGTTCCTGGGGACGTCCCATTGAGTCGCATCGTTTCGGCGATCAGCCATGCGTCCTCGAACACTTCCGAAACCGCTTCGACGGTTGCCTGGGCAGAAACTCCGCCGCCCAGGCCATCCAGAGAAACCTCGTGATCTTCCTCGGGTGATTCGATGATCACCGCGCGGGCGCCGGTGCTTTTGACGAAATCGGTTTCGGCCAGCTTATAAGGTCTGATGACCGGGACGGGGGCCAGCGCCGCGAATGCAGCGAGACCGGCGATCAGGTCATGCAGGACATGCTCGAGCGAAGCCGCGATCGGCATTTAGTAAATTCCCGGAGCTCCCGCGCCGGCCTTTCTTGAAAGCTTATTCACCTCGCGAGCGACTCCCTGGCGAATCTTCTCACGCATGGCATTTATCACGGCCCCCCGCGCCTGTTGCGAAGCCGTCCGAATAAAAGGGTTCGCCGGCATCTTTCCGGTTGATTTATTCTGCGCTCCGGCGAACTTTCCGCCGACCTTTTTTCGGGTCCGCATCTTCGTGCCCAGGCCGACGAGGTGCCCGTGCCTGGCCGTCGTAATGCCGGCCGTCGCCTTGAAATTCGAACCGCGATTGACCAAGGTTCCGACGCGCTTTTTACCGACGCCGATTCCGGCCTTCCCGGTAAATCCTCGCGACGACGCGCCCTTGATATTTCGCGAACCAATGTCGGCCTTCAGGTTTCCTGTTTTTCCGACAGGCGCTTTAGCTCGCTGGGCGGCGGCCAGAACTTTGACGCCGGCCGAAAGAGCCCCCTTGGAAATCCTTGTCGCCGCGGGCCCTGCCAGCTCGCGGAGATTGGCATCGAGTTCTTCATTTCCGGTAACAAATAGAAGCGGTCTACGCATGTCGTCACGGCGGCGGATTCAGACAATGCAGGACGAATTCGACGCGGCGGGTATCGACGTCGTAGATCGCTTCAATGTTCAGAAACAGTCCGCCGAAGTTGATTCGATGCATCGAAGCCCGTAGCGTCCGCGTGTCGCTGTCGTTCCGCAGATAAACGAGGTAATCGATCTCGGATCGGATCTGCTTAAACTGCCAGCTTTCGCGGCCGGTCCGCGGGACGATCTTGGCCCAGCGGTAAACGAACGTGTTCCAGTTGGCTTTCTTCTGGCCGCTGGCGTCGGCCGTTCCATTGTTGATTTCAATCGCGACGCGGTTGTTGTATTCCCCCGCGCCGTGGCCGATGTAAGGTTTTGCGTCCATTTGTCACAGCGGACTTCCCGACCAGCGGAGCGAATTGACGCAGGCCTGATAGCCCTGGGCGATTTCGTCGCCGACGATGCCGACGCTTTCCCGATGCCAGTACCAATGGCTCGCCAGCATCTTGATCGCATTTCTGGCACGCGATGGAACCGTACTTACCGTCGTTCCATATCCGGCCGTGAAGGTGATCTGCAGGGCGTTGTTCTGCCAGCGGCTGATCGGCCATGCAATGCCATAAGCCGGGTAAATCCGCCCCGGCTCGCTGATCACGTCGGTAATGTAGGCGCTTCCATCCGAGGCCAGCGTCTGCAAAGCTCCCGTGGTATCGATGTATGAAAAGACGTCGACCGAGACGACCGGGCAGCGGCGGACGAGAATTCCGCCGCCGTAGAAAACGCCAGTCGCCTGGCTGGTGCGTTCGATGGACTGCCGATCGAGTTGTCCCCAATAGGGGAACTGATCGGCGACGAGTTTGAATTGTCTTTGTATGAGCGCCCGCCGGCAGTCATGCTCGAC